GCATAGGAATGACTGCAGCAGAAGGAACAGTTGATCCTTCTCCAGATGCTAGTGTTACTGGTATTGGTATGACTGCAGCATTAGGACTTGGAACAGTTACTGCAGGAGCTAATATAGATGTCACTGGTCAAGAAATGACCATGAGTGCAGGAACGTTAGCTGCAACTGGAACTGCTGAAGTATCTTTAACTGGGGAACTATTAAGTATTGCAGAAGGTAATATTAATGTATCTGCAAATGCAGATGTTTCAGTTACTGGTCAAGAATTGACCATGCAAGAAAATGCTCCAACTGCAACTGGAGATGCAAACGTTTCTGTAACTGGAATAGCTTTCACAACAAATCTTGGAACTGCTTCATTGATAGTAGATGTTGATGTAGACGTAACTGGTGAAGAAATGACCATGCAAGAAGGTCAAGCAACAGCAGATGATGCAAGTGCAGAAGTAACTGGAATCGCTATGACCATAGCTTTGGGAGACGAAAAAACCATAGTCTGGACTCAAGTAGATACAGGATCTACATCAACATGGACTGAAGTAAATCAAGGCTCTTCTGGTATTTGGACAGAAGTTGACACTGCTGCGTAAATAAAATATATATGTATTATAATATTATTAAAATTTTAGGAGATTCATAATGGGTGTTATTTCGTGTGGAACTACAATGTTAGACCAAGGAGTTTTTCAAAATATTGGAGCAGTCACTTGGGACACTACAGCTAAAACTGCAGGGTTTACTGCTGTAAGTGGTAATGGATATTTTGTAAATACTACATCAGGAGCTATAACAGTAACACTACCCTCTTCACCTGCTGCAGGTGACATTGTTGGTATAACAGATTATGCAAACACAGCTGACACAAACAATATTACAATTGGTAGAAACGGATCTAATATTCAAGGCGCAGCTGATGATTTTAAAATTAAAACAGAAGGAGCATCTATATTATTAGTTTATGTAGATGCAACAAAAGGTTGGTTAGTTACATCTGCATCTACAGCAAGTGCTATTACTAATCAAGAATTTACAGTGGCTACCGGTGGAACCATTACAACCTGTGGAGATTTTAAAATTCATACTTTTACAGGACCAGGTACTTTTTCTGTTACATCAATAGGTAATCCTGCAGGTAGTGGGGATAAAGTTTCTTATGTAGTTGTTGCTGGGGGTGGTGGTGCAGGAAAATCATGTGCTGGTGGCGGTGCAGGAGCCGGAGGTTATAGAGAAGGAAAAGATTCACCCAAAGATTCATACACAGCTGCACCAATAGCTTCATCAACGGGACTTACAATTTCAGCTTCGCCGGGTTCTTATCCAATTACGGTAGGCGCTGGTGGTACTAATTCAGGTTCCCCCCAAGCTTGTGGTACTAACGGAAACCCTTCAACATTTTCAAGTATAACATCAGCTGGCGGAGGATTTGGGGCTAGTGGTCCTGCTAATGGAGGTCCAGGAGGTTCCGGTGGAGGTGGCGGAGGTTTCCCTACTAGAACAGGAGGAACTGGTAATACCCCTCCTACAAGTCCAGCTCAAGGAACTAATGGTGGTGGAGGATTTTGGACAGGCAGTTCATTTGGTGAAAAAGGTGGTGGTGGCGGTGGAGCTACAGTTGCAGGTACTTCTGCAGGACCAGGACCAGGCGGTACAGCACCTGGAGGAGACGGAGCAACAAGTTCAATTGATGGAACACCAACAGCAAGAGCTGGTGGCGGTGGTGGAGGTAATGCAGGAGCTACTCCAGCAGCAAGTTCAGGTGGAGCAGGTGGAGGTGGCCCTGGAGGATGTCGAGCAGTAGTTGGTGACGGTACACCAGGAACAACTAATACTGGTGGTGGTGGTGGTGGAGCAGCAGGTTCTCCAGGTGGGGGCAGTGCATCTGCTGGTACAGGTGGTAGTGGAATAGTTATTATAAGGTACAAATTTCAATAGAGGTTAATTATGGCACATTTTGCAAAAATAGGAACTACCAATAAAGTCATTAAAGTATTAACGCTTGATGACAAAAATATGAAAAATGCTGATAATGTTGAGGATGAATCAGTAGGTCAACAATATTTAGAACTACATAATAATTGGCCAGCAGAAATGTGGATTCAAACTTCATACAACACTTCAGGTAATCAACATAAAAACGGTGGAACTCCACTTAGAGGAAATTACGCAGGTATTGGTTATACTTGGGATGAAGATAATCAAATCTTTTGGCCTCAAAAACCTTACGCATCTTGGATAAAACATTTAGAATCAGCTTCTTGGAAATCACCGATCGGTGATGCTCCAGCATTAACAGCCGAACAAACTTCACAAAACGAAGCAAACACCCATATGTGGTCTTACGTTTGGAATGAAGATAATACAACTTGGGATTTGACAAACTCTAAACCATAATTTATATATAGTGGTGGTATGCAAAAGAAAGTATTAACAGAGCAAGCACTGTATTATGGTGATGTCAAAATGCCTAAAGATTGGGACATTGACCGAGATAAATTATCCGACGACATTTTACAATCAGTAATTCAAAATAAAGATTTTTTATTTTCAAGAACTTGGGATATGTTGAATACATACATTAGTGAACATATTGGTCTTGAATATAGTATCAATTTAATTAACAAAGAAACGTGGGGAGATATTTATAAACCTGCGGAAACAACTATTCCATTACTCAATATTGATCCGATAAATTTACGTAACTCTCCAGACTTTACATTATTATATGGTGTCAGAGTTAAAGATTGTATGGTTAGAATACATTATGAAGATAACAGACGTAAAGGAAAAAGCTGGGACATACCACTGACTAATAATAAATTTATAATGTTTCCCTCAACCAACATGTATTATTTAACCAATAATCAAAAAGATTCATTAAACTTTGTGCAAACAATAACCTATGAATATATCTAATTATTACTGGCATTTTCCTAAAGCTCTGACACCAAAGTTTTGTGATGATGTAATAGCTTATGCTAATCAACAAAAAGAAGTAATGGCTAGAACAGGTAGTTATGAAGATAGAAAATTAAATAAACAAGAAGTATTAGATTTAAAAAGAAAAAGAAACTCTGATTTAGTGTGGCTTAACGATACTTGGATATATAAAGAATTACACCCATATGTTCACGAAGCAAATAGAAATGCAGGTTGGAACTTTGAATGGGATAGAAGTGAGTCTTGTCAGTTTACAAAATATAAACACAACCAATATTATGATTGGCATTGTGACAGTTGGGACAAACCTTATGAAAAAGCAGGACCTGATAATGGTAAAATTCGAAAACTATCTATGACTTGTCAGTTAACAGATGGGTCTGAATATGAAGGTGGTGAATTAGAATTTGATTTTAGAAATTATGATCCCCATATGAGAGAAGAAGCTAAACATTTAAGACAAGCAAAAGAAATTTTGCCAAAAGGATCTATTATTGTATTTCCTTCATTTGTATGGCATAGAGTTAAACCAGTAACGAAAGGAGTACGATATTCATTGGTGATGTGGAACCTTGGATATCCATTTAAATAACATGATTATAGAAGAATATTTTAAAACACCAATATGGATTGAACACAAACCTGAATTCACTAAATCTTTAAATCAAGCATCTAATCAATATATCAAAGATGCTAAAAAAAGGGAAAAAGAATATATTAAAAAACATGGTGATTTTGGAAGAAGTTATCATTCAACACCATTAATTATGGATAATAATTTTTTAGATTTTAGAAACTATGTAGGTCAAAAGTCTTGGGAGTTTTTAGATTGGTGTGGTTTTGATATGCAACAGTATACTACTATGTTTTCTGAATTATGGGTGCAAGAGTTTGCTAAGAAAGGTGGTGGACATCATTCAGCTCATATTCATTGGAATCAACATGTATCAGGTTTTTATTTTTTAAAGTGTTCTGATAAAACATCTTATCCAATATTTCATGAACCACGGACAGGTGCACGCAGTACAAAATTAAAATTAAAAAATAATAAAGGTATATTTCATGGAACTGAATTAGTTCATTTTAAAGTACAACCTGGAACTTTAATTATCTTTCCAGGATACTTAGAACATGAATATGCAGTGGATCATGGTGTAGAGCCATTTAGATTTATACATTGGAATATACAAGCTGTACCAAAAGAGATGGCTAAAGATGTCATTTAAAAAAAATAAATATACAGTTATACG